TATCATTAGTAGAATCGAATGCTATTACATCCGTTGTACTGTTACTAAGTGTTTGGTCTACGTTATTTCCAAAACATAATGATCTGTCTTGATAATACTTCAAAACTTTAGTATCTTTATCAAATGATGCTACATATCCTTTTGCTCCAGACACATTTTGAGTTATTTGTTCACCAATAATTACATTTCTAGACTCTGATAGTCCGATACCAGAAAGAGATGAGAATGTATTTCCAGTAAAAGTTACCCCTGCTCCAGAAAATGTTTCTGGATTTTTTATAATACCAACTTGAGCAAATTTAGTGTCTATTGGAAAATCTTTAGTTGAATCGTCGAATCTTGCATACATCAATACCTTATCTGTTCCTAACTCTTCATAAATGTTATAACCATGACCTTTTGATGGAGGAATTATGGGTATTAATTTTGCAGTATCAGTGGGGGAAGATTTGGATAGATTGAGAATTCCATATGTATATCCTTTTCCTCCATTTGTAACAACAATATCAGTTATTGTACCTGATGCACTATCTGCCGTAATTGAAACTGTACCTCCCGTCCCATCTCCTAAAATATCTGCGGTCGTACCTGTAGTGTATCCTGATCCACCATCTTCGATATATATTACCTTTATTTGATTGTCATTAGTATCAGAGTTTCCTCCTTCTCTAATAGTTTGAATATCAGAATCTGTTGTAGTTAACCAATTGTTAGGAACTGTAATATACTCTGTAGAATCAAATTTGATTACATCTGATGGAAGAATAGTGAATAGATATTTCCATCTATATCCATCAGACCCTGCAACAGATGGTTCTACATCAGTATGTGTTGGTTCTATTTCCGATCCTGTAACAGTAGGATTGGATCCAGAAGAACCATTGTCTATACAAATATAAACTTTAAATTCACTTGTAATAATATAATAATTTGTATCATATAATCTTACCGTTTTGGATACAGGTGCTTCATTTCCTTGACGATAATCATGCCTATACATGTCATAAGGAGTATTTGCGACCCATTCAACCTTTCTTATAACTCTTCTGGCATTTTCTGCAGTAATTTTCTTACCAAACAAACTAGTATCTCTATAATGAGACAAATATTGAAAATTATCTACAGGATTATTAGTTGTACTTGTATTCCAATTGTCGGTTCTTCCAAATCCAACTGATCCTGGAGTTGGATTTGATAACCCCAAGAAAGCATAGTAAGAATTATTACTGATAGACTCTACAAAAGAACCAGCATTCAATATTCTAAATTGATCTGTTACGAATGCGGACATATTAATAGTTTTTTATATATTTATAAGACAATTTTAGTTTTCAATTATACTTCTCTTTTAGGTAATGCTCCAGTTTTTCTAATACCAATACCTCTTCTTTGGATTGTTGGATATGTTGTCAATCCAGATACGGTATTTCCAGTAACTCCGATTGATATTGGGTTTGCAGATCTTGTTCCTCCTTCTAATAATCCCCATGAGTATTTTCCAACAGGATTTAATATATTTCCAGTAGTTCCAAGACCAACTATATTGGAATTTGAATCTACATTACATGTAATAATTCCAATTGCATCATTATTAGATATGGCAGAAACATAGTAAACATTATCTAGGAAAGTAGTTCCAATTCCAACAACTGCAGAATTTGAACTATCGATTGAGGTAACTCCACTACCAATTTGAGTATCATATATGTAAATTGGATATCCTGTCGATAGTCCAACAAAATAATTAGAAGTAACATTATGTTGTACTTTAAATTCAAGTGCTAAAGGAACACCAATTCCAGATGCTGTTGTAATACCAGTTACAATTCCAGAGAAACCTTCAATAGTAGTGAAATTAAATCCTTCAATTTTTTCAATATTGAGATTTGGTGTTTCTGCAAATATTGTGGGAGCCACTGTGTATCCAGATCCAGGATTAGTAATTGTAGTTCCAGTAACTACTCCATTAGTAATAGATGCCGTTGCTGTTGCTGTTGTTCCTACACCTGTTGTTCCTACGCCTATCGGAGGAGTAAACTTCAATTCTATGGTAGTTTGATTGGATAAGTACCCAGAACCTGGATTATTAGTAGTTATACCGATAACTGTAGTTCCAATACCAATTGAAGCAGTAAATGTAGCAGTAACTGGATTAGTATCTTCTATAATAACTGCATCAAAAGTATCTTCTGCATTTCCAGTACCTTCTTCGTAATTAAATAATTCTGAATTATCGACAAATATTTGAGTATCGGTTGTAGACACATCTTTGATAATTCTTGCAGTCGGGAAGATTAGAGGTTCTAATACATCTCTCGATTTATAAACATATTGACCGTTTATTTTTTTATCAGTTTTTTGCTTTGTCCAAGATAGTGGTTTATAATTAGTTTCATCAACTCCCAATCCAGTATAACGATTAGTCTCAAATTTATCGGAGAAAGTTAAGTTATAAACTGTTCTTTCATCTTGTGTTATTGTATTTGGATAAATGTTATTACTTATAACTTGAACAATATCACCAGTTTCTATGGTTGGTATAATATCATCAACTAATGTTGAATCAGTTCCATCAACACCTTTATAGAAGTAAATTTCAACTTCATCTTGAGATAGTGGTGCTCTTGTAAATGCAAATGATGTCCCACCCTCAAAGACATAATTTTCTACTGGTTTCTGTAATACTCCATTAATAAAAATTATAAGAACATTATTAATATTTTCTTCAATTGGAGAATTTTCTTGAGGTTCAAAGCTCAGAAGTGCTGAATTGTAATTAAGTGGGAATCTAACTCTTGATCCATCTTGTAAGTTTTGAATTGAATCAATATAATCAAGTTCACCAAATTCCCAAGCAGCAAAATTATCAGAGTAAGTATCAACTACTGTAATCTCAAAATCTGATATTGGAGAAGATAAAGAACCATCAGTGACTAATCCAACTGGTTTGAATACATCACCTCTTCTGAAATTATATCCTGGTCTTGAAAACTTAACTTCACTTACTTCAAATAAAGTAGATCCTATTCCCGTAGATCCACTGACCTTTAAATCTACTAATAATCCATTACCAGTATCAGTTGTTGCTCCAATTCCTAGCCTAGAAACACCAACCACTGGTAGATTACTATATGATGGATCAGAAACAAATATTTCAGGATTATTATATCCAGTTCCTCCAGCACCAACATTAAATGATAATGTTCCACCAGCACCAACAGATGCTGTTATTGTGGCAACATCTCCAGTATGTCCATCTTCATATACAGATATTCCGATAGAAACTAAACCATTATATCCAGAACCATGTCCTGTCGTTCCTAGTCCAACAGATACAATAGAACCTCCAGCACCAACAACAGCAGTCACAGAAGCACCTACAAGTGGTGCAAACCCAAGTCCAGGTGTAGATCCATAAGAAACTATAATTCCACCTCTAGGAACTTCATTTAAATTAACATCGTAATCAGAAACAATATATTGAAGTGGGTCATTGAAACTTGTAATACCTGAGAATTCTACAGTTGTTATTCCTGCACTAGAGTTCTCTAAAATTTGATAATTAAATATTGTCGGATTATTATCAGTTTTGGGTGATTGATAAATGTTATTAATGAATACTAAACCACTTGCACCTTCTGTTCCAATTCCTGTAGTATTAGCACCTCCAACTTTTAGGGTAAATGTTCTTCCAATTCCAGTAAATTCATCGGACAAATCATCATAAACTTTATTATTTTCATAATTAGATTTTAAAAACACTCTACCAGTAAATGATGAGGTTTCGAAATCTAAATTGTTTTTTGTTTTTGCGAGTTGTGGATTACCTCTTGGTGCTTCTGTAAAATAAATTTCACTATCTTCAATATTAAATGAACCTTTATAAATTCTTACTAAGGTGGAATCTGTATGAGTTGATGCAGAAGAACCTACAAACCCTCTCTTGACCTCAACTAAATTTATAGTTCCATTATTTGTAATTGGTCCTATATTGGTTGTTCCTAATCCGACATTAGTTACGCCCATGTATTCTTCATCAACTTTTAATATATCTCTTGGATTTATCGTAGAGATTCCACTCAAAGAAACAATAGTGCTACTATTGTTTAGAGAACCACCAACATTTCCACTCAAAGTATGTGTAATCTTAGTAGGTGCTATTGGATATTGAACCAATTCATCAATAGTTAGTATACACTTAGTGTTTCTTTCTTTCATAGTAAATCTATGAGCATTACCTTCTCCAAGAGAAGTAAATGTTGTTCCAATTCCTGCAGCAGCTGCTGTAGTTGTTATTGCTACTTTAAAAGTATTTTCGGTTAATTTGATAGCATATACTGTTGATGGCAATTCTCCACTAGAAGTAACTACTGCACTAGTTCCAACAC